TCAACCGATACATGCTTGGCATCGGCTAACCTGCACGCGCAGAAGTTTACATCTGAAGACATTTGGCTTTACGAGCTTGACACGAACCACTGGAAGCAATGGGTGCATGAGCGATTCTTGACGACTACGATGGACGAGAACAACATGCTTCGTCGTGGATCGTTGTCGTTGTTCGAGCTTGACGGATATGAGAAGCACGGAAGCTTCTCGCAGCACATAGCAGCCGAGGAACTGTTGACAGAGTTCAAGGAGGGCAAGGGCGTTAAGACGTACTGGAATGTGAAGAACGAGAACAATCACTGGTTTGACGCGACGTACATGGCAGCGGCATCATCAGAGGTATGCGGCATTAAGCTGATCGGAGGACCAGAAGTAAGCGTTGAGGCGAGGCAGGTTGACGTTGATAAACATAAGACAAAGCAGCCGACAGTTAGGCAGCATGGCAGCGATAGGTTTCGGCGTCGGCCTGGTGGATGGGTTCCAAAACGGAGATAGCATGAGAGCGAACACAATGAGCAAGAAGCGACGAATTGACAACAGAACCGAACGACAGCCGGATGTACGGACAGAGTCGGTAGGATTCACGGATTCCGAGGTGAAAGAAATCGAAGAGACGAAGGTTGTCTTGCAGATCATAGAAGACACCTCAACAATCGTGGAAACGGTGACGGATGCAGTTGCACCACGTAGGTTCACGCCGCGTCCATGCTCTCTGTGTACGGTACATCGCGATGGAAAAAACTATAGCTACGTCTATCATACTGCTGGTCGCGTACGTTATTGCAAATGCAAATTATGCAACAACACATGGACTCAATCGGCTGAACTACCATAGTCATAGTAGTAGTGTACTGAAAGACGTTGGCAGATTTGCACGGTAGGCCATGCTTATTGCATGGACACTGCAAATCTTCTAGCACAGATCGAAGCAGCTATCTCAGCTCTACTGACGGGCGGAGCTAGTTCGTACTCTATCGGATCGCGATCTGTTACAAAGCTTGATCTTGCTGACCTGATGAACGAGCGGCGCATGTTGCTGACTGAGGTCGAGCGTGCCAGTGGTTCCGGTGCATTCTCCTTAGCCAAGCTAGGGAGACGCCGATGAATATTCTAGATCGAGTCGTTGGCTACATTTCCCCGCATGTTGGCCTGCGTCGCGCACAAGCTCGACAGTTGCTCAAGCGAGCCTATCAGGGTGCCGAGGCTAACCGCTTAACGAATCATAAAAAGCCTCGCAACCTAGCAGCAGACTCCGAGTTGATGGGGCCGTTCGGTGCTGACGCATTGCGGGCGTGGGCGCGTGCTTTGGTCCGCGACAACGCCTATGCCTGGAACGTAGTTGATACGATCGTCAGCAACATCATAGGTGATGGCATCACCGCTCAGAGCACCTACGAGACGCCAGACGGTGAAGACGTCGAAGATGTAAACGACGCTCGCGACAAGCTATGGAATGAATGGTGCGAAGTTGCGGACATTAACGGTGAGTTGACGTTTGCCGAAATCCAGATCCTAGCCCAGCGTGAAATGGTCGAAGCTGGTGAAGTGCTTATTAGGATCATCAACACGCCTGGAAAAGAATACAAAGGAATCGCTAGACCAGTTCCGCTGGCACTCGAAATGATCGAAGCTGACCGACTATCGCTAGAGCGTGACACATTCACCACGCGGCCAGCCCGTGGCGACGGCAACTCAGTTATCCGAGGAGTTGAGATCGACGAAAAAGGTAAGCCGGTCGCCTACTGGATTTATCCGCAGCATCCGAACAGCCCATACGCGGTGATGAACCAGACACCGGAGCGGATACAAGCAAGCGAAATCATCCACCTGTACCGCAAAGATCGCGTGGGCCAAACTCGCGGCGTCACTTGGTTTGCACCCATCATGTCGTGGATGCGTGACCTTGGAGTTTACGTAGACAACGAGATTCAAGCGTCTGCGGTCGCTTCGTGTTTTGGTGTAGCGATCAAGTCAGAGATGCCAGTCGGAACCATGATGGCTCCTAATGGCGAAGAAAGCACTGACGACAACGGGAACAGCTTAGAGTACCTAGAGCCAGCAATGGTGGTTCGCCTGCGTCCAGGTGAGTCCGTCGAGTCAATCAATCCTGGCCGCCCAAACTCAGCTAGCGAGCCTTGGATCAATCTAATGCTACGTGGCATCTGCGCCGGCACAGGCACCAACTACGAAGCGATAGCCAAGGACTTCAGCAAGACTAGCTACAGCAGCTCGCGAACCAGCAAGCTCGAAGACCGGCCACGATACAAACGAGGCCAAAACTACATGGTGCAGCATTGCTGTTATCCGGTATGGGATCGATTCTGCGATGCTGCTGCACGAATCGACGCAGATGGATTCCCAACATCGACAGAACTGCTCGAAGATCGACGTAAGGTCACGCCAGTCGAGTGGCAGCTACCTGAGCAAGATTGGGTTGATCCAATGAGCGAGCAGCAGGCCGCCGAGTCTGCGCTGAATTCATTCACCGACACAGCTCAAAACGTGCTCGGTGCTCGCGGGCTAAGCTATCGCGCAGTGTACTACCAGGCGGCCAAGGAACGCAAGCTTCGGCTCAAGCTAGGCCTGCTGACTCCAGAAGAACAGACCACGCAAATGATGGCAGCACAGACTGGCGCGGCTGGGCCAGCGGACGAAGCTGCGGATATCGCAATCGAGTCCGAAGGTGGGACCGGCGAATGGATGGGACTTAGCAGACTCCAATGGAATCGCAATCGCAAAGCACTGACCGATGTGCTTAATGGCCTAGCCGACGGGTCAATGTCTACAGCACTGGCCGAAGCACAGCTTGCAATGATCGGCATGGCGCAAAAGAACATTGACGCGATTATTGCCGATGCCACCGATGGCATAGTGGACAATCCGCTGCCAGAAGAGGAACCAGCCAATGTCGAATAAGAAAGGTAAGCTGCCACCATTCAAGACTGACGCACTTGCAATGCGGTCGGTCAACATTCAGTCGTCGACGGCAGACACAAGCAAGCGAAGCGTTCGAGTTGTCACGGCAACGGAGAATCCGATAGACCGTTGGGACGAAAGGCGCGGAGAGGTAGTGTCTGAAGTTCTCGAAATGGACGGCCTGACAATGCGTCCAGGATCAACGCAGATCCCAATCGTCGATAGCCACGACACCAGCACAGTCCGCAACGTGCTCGGCAGCTTGCGCAACCTCAGCGTCGACGGTGACGAGTTTGGTGGAGTCGCTTACTTCGCAAGCGATGACGAATCGCAGCGAGCCTATACCAAGCTGCTCGACGGACACATCACTGATTTCAGCATCACAGCACAACCCAACGAAGTGCTTGAGTTGAAGACCGGACAACGATACACGACATCGCGAGGGACAGAAATTATAGGACCAGCGAATGTCATAACGAACTGGACCGCATTAGACGCGAGCCTAGTGGCCACTGGGGCCGATTCACGATCGACGGTGCGTCGGTCTTATACAGACCTTAAACAAAGGAAAAGAACAGTGGACGCAGCACTATTGGAGCAACTCAAATCAATGGGGCTTCCCGAAGGAATGGAAGATCCCAATCAAGTATTAGCCTGGGTAGTCGGAAAGCTGGGCGGCGAGTCAGAGTCGGCTGAAGTCGTCGAATCGATTGAAGAAGAAAAGCCAGCAGAGGAAGTCGTCGAGCAAATGGAAGGCGAGCCAGAGGTCATCGAAAAGATGGAAGGCGAAGAAAAGCCAGCCATTGAAGCTACAGCACGAAAGGCTATCGAAGGCAAGATCAAGCGAGCTTTGGCAGGTGACCAAAAGCGTCGCAACGAAATTCAAGCAACGTGCAAACTTGCAAAGGTAGAACGCGCCTTTGCTGATGAATTGTGTGACGCAGGCGTTAGCGTCGAAGTAGCGAAACAAAGGATCATCGAAAAGATGGCAACTCAACCGCTGGGACGTTCGGTCGACGGTGACGCGGTTCGCGTTACCAAGTCTGCCGATGACAAGTATTTCGAGGCAGCACGCGACGGCCTGCTGCGAAGAGCACAAACCGCAAGCCGCGTACAGCGATCGCTAGTTTCGGGCGAAAAGCCTGCACCAGGATCGCAAGATTTTGAACGCATGAGCCTGCTGCGTATGGCTGAAGACTTCCTGCGTCGTTCTGGCGTTAACACCGCTCGCTTTGGTTCGCCCGACATTGCACGCGCTGCGATCGGCGATCCAAAGGCACTGGCTCGCATGAACATTTCCCGCAGCGATCCTGCGTACCACACGACTGGAAGCTTTGCAAATCTCTTGCTGGATGCGTCTAACAAGACGCTGCTGGCTGGTTACGAAGAGGCTCCATACACATGGAACCTATGGGCACGGCAAGCCGGCTCGGTCGATGACTTTAAGAACATCAATCGCATTCGGTTCAGTGAGTCGCCGGATCTGGAGCACGTTCCTGAAAACACCAACTACAAAGAGGGCGTGATGACTGACTCGAAAGAGTCGTATCGCGTCGAGAAGTTCGGCAAGATTTTCTCTGTCACATGGGAAACCGTTGTCAATGACGACCTGGACGCGATCAGCCGCGTGCCTGCAATGCACGGCAACGCAGCTCGCCGCACCCAGAACAAGAAGGTGTACGAGGTGCTGACCAGCAACCCAGTTATGGGTGATGGTGTTGCACTATTCGGCGCTCACTCTTCTGGTAGCAATACCACAGGTGCCGCCGCAGCACCAAGCGTTACCACGCTAAACGCTGCGTTCCTTGCGATGCGTAAGCAAACTGGGCTCAATAGCGATGCGATACTTAACGTCGTCCCTCGCTACTTGATCGTACCTGTGGCATACGAAGCTACCGCTTTGGAACTGGTCAATTCGATCAGCTACAACGCGGCCAACAACAACGAAGGTGTGAAGAACATCTACGGTGTTGGCGGACCTCGCAACGTGACTGTCATCGGCGAGCCTGTGCTAGACGCAGCCTCGGCAACTGTCTGGTACATGGCCGCTGATCCAGGTCAGATCGACACCGTGGAAATCTCGTTCCTCAGCGGTGAAGAGTCTCCAGTTCTCGAAAGTGAATGGGACTTCGACAAGGACTGCTACAAGTACAAGATCCGACAGACGTTCGGCGTTAAGGCAATCGATTGGCGCGGTCTGTTCCGCAACAGCGCCTGATAACACACGGGTGACTGCTCCCGTCAAAGAACTGAGTTGACAGCCGGGAAAGACCGGTACCTTTTGCACTCCACAACGTAGCGGAATGCGACGACCGTTGTTCTAGACTGAAAGATACTTAAATGGCTGGCGTACAAGATTTCGTTGAATACTACGATGACTTCATCGGAACTCCTGTCACGTTCCCAACGTCTGCCAACATCGGCACACCTTGGTTGACGGATGTAACAGGTGCTGCACCTCCAACGCACGTTCGCAGCGGATCGGAAGCTGTGTTGTCGCTCACTGTTGACAACCAAGCACAAATCCTCGGATTGCATCACAACGATTCTCTGGCGTTCGACATCGACGACCTGCTCAATGTTGAAATGCGAGTCAAGCTCGGCGCTGCAACATTTACGTCGGGATCGATCTTAGTGTTCGGAGTTGCATCGGCTCGCAACGACACAGCCGACAGTGTTGGCGAGCATGCTTGGTTCCGAATGGAGGGTGCCAACAGCACGACTGTCGTATATTGCGAAAGCGACGATGCCACTCGCGACGTAAACGACATTTCCAGCGGCAAAACGCTTGGCACTGCCTACAAGAAGTTTGTGATTGACTTTTCGGGTGGCAAGAGCAACGTCAAGTTCTACATTGACGGCGCTCGCGTTGCCGCATCACAGACGTTTGACCTGTCGGCCTATTCGTCGGGTTTCCAGCCATTGGTGCAACTGCAAAAGGCGGCCAACACGAATGCTGATGTGTGCAAGGTTGACTATGTTCGCATCCGTTCTCGTAGGTCGTAACCATGACGCTCCACGATCTCATTGCCGCCGATGCTGTAACGGTATTCACTAGCACGGATGATTTTGCAGAAGTCATCACGTACTACCCACACCGTTACTACGGTGAAGCGGCAAGAGATCCACGGAGCATCAAGGCCGTCGTTTTTCGTGAGCAAATACAAGTGCTCACGCAAGACGGCGATACGGTGGCACCTGTTTGGCAGATACACGTTGCCAACCATGCGACGCTTGGAATCACTAGCGAAGAACTAGACCTCGGCGGGGATCAATTAGAGTTCCCGCCGCGCGATGGAAAGCCAGCAGAGACTCGGACCATTACTCAATTGATCGGCCAAGATCACGGGATGTTGATACTCGAATGTCGCTAGTTGCAGCAGCCAGACCAGTGAGCGAACGAATAGCGTGCGAGTTGTTCGACCGACTGCAATTACTGGCTGCTCAATACTCGGTTTATACGCCAGTTAGCGAAGTGATTAGACCAACGCGAATGGGCGGCTACACGCCGAAGCATTTGCAGGTTGTGCTCACGCAAAACGATCCAGAGGTAAACGATGAGCTTGGTTGTCCAGGGAATCCACCTGCGACCGCATTCAATTTGCTGTTTAACATTCGCTGCCATGTGATGCCCAGCGAACGCGACACGACAGTCGTTGACGAGATCATCAACACATTCGATGCCGACGTTATTCGAGTCGTAACGGATGCGTCGATTTACGGCGAGATGTGGTACACACTCGGCGGATTCGCAGTCAATGCCGAATTTCAAACGAGAGAATCGATCGATGCAGACGGTAGCTTTGTTGGCTTCAATCTTCCGCTGCTTGTGACATATCGCACTGACGAAAATAACCCATATAACGTGAGGGCATAGCATGGGACAATCCGCGACAAACAGCTCAGGAAGCGTAACAGTATCGTCAGCAACAACCAGCGATCATATCTCGCTTGTTCCTGGCCGCGAGTACGCAATCTCGGCATCGTCGGCTGGCGCGTTTGCGTTTGACTTACAGATTATGGCTGGCGACGGGGTTAGTTGGGATGACGTTTACGACGCATCGGGCAAGGTAACGATTGACAGCACGACAGGAAAGCAGAACGTGCGTGTGCCGGCTGGCAACTACCGCATGAACGTCACGACATACAACAACCCAATAACGCTTTGGGCGCGTGAACTGTGAGGATCTCCATTGACCCATCGCAGATCGCGCGCATGAAGAAGTCGATTGAGGATACAGGCCGTAACTTGCGGAAAGAGTTGGCGGTAGCGTGCAATGCGACGGCATCCAAAGGAAAGTCGATCATAGCCAAGCAAATTAGCAAAGAGCTTGCGACACCGCAAAAAAACATCAGAGCAACAATTTCACAAAGCAGAAAAGCGAAAGACACTGACATCAGCGCGACGCTCGAAGTTAGAAAAGACAGACGCATTTCGCTGAAAGAATTTGGAGCGCGCCAGACTAAAACGGGAGTCAGCTACAAGATCAGCACGTCACGTGGCCGCAAGTCGATACCAGGAGCGTTTCAAGGCCCGAAGCCTGGCTTAATCAACGTCAAGACGAAAGGCAATGTGTTCAAGCGAGCTGGCAAGGCACGACTGCCGATCGTCAAGCTGTATGGCCCATCGACATGGGGTGTGTTTGTAGTTGGTAAGAAACAGGGACCAAGCGTGACAGAGATCGAGGCAGAACTAAAAAAGCAGATCGACAGACGAATCAGATTCATTGAACTCAAAGCTAGTGGAGCTATTTGAACCACGTAGCGCCGGCTGGTGGAGGTGGCCACCAAAGCCAGTCGGACTTTATTACTTGCTCATTCGCTACGTGGAGAAGCGATTGCAGCAATGCCACTACTAAAACGCAAGCGAGTACTCGCAGCCAAGATCGAGACGACTATCGGCACAGCAGAGTCGCTCGCGGCTGCGGACGCGGCGATGAACGTCTACAACCCCATGATTCAGGCACAAGTCGAGATGGAGCCGCGCGAGGGACAGGGCGGATTCGGCTACCTGTCGTCGATCGCTGCTGGTCGCATCGGCGTTGCGACCTTCCGCACTTACCTTGAGTGGGACGGGACCGCTACAGAGCCAACGTGGGCCGATACGTTCCTGCCTGCCTGCGGCTGGGTCAAGAGCGGCGGCACCTATACGCCCCGCAGCGAGGCCCCTGGAACCAACGTCAAGACGCTGACGATTGGCTGCTACGTCGACGGCGTGTTCAAGTCCATCGCCGGTGCTGCTGGCAAATTCACAGTTACGCTTCCGACCGGCAAGAGCGGCTACATCGACTGGGAGTTTACCGGAGTGCTCCAAGCCTATAGCGACGTCGCGCTAATCACTCCGACCTACCCGACCGCTAAGCCACTGCGCTTTGCTGGCGGGCTCGCTGAGTGGAACGACGTCAATCTATGCGTGTCGCAAGCCACCATCGACAGCGGAAACGAAGTCGTTATGCGCGAGTGTCCGACGACTGACGCAGGCTACATTTCCGCAATCATCACCGACCGCAAGCCACGGATAACGCTTGACCCCGAAGCGGTCACAGTTGCATCGCAGGACCGTTGGGCCGCGTGGCTGGAGTCGACCGAATACGCACTCGAGCTAGACGTAGGCGGACCTACGAACAGCGTACTGAGCTTCGACGCTCCGAAGGCACAAATCATCAACAGCCAAGAGGCGGATCGCGGCAAGCTCGTGACCGACCAGCTTGAGTTTGCGTGCAACAAGAACGGCGCGACCCACGACCAAGAACTGTCCATCATTTTCACCGAGGCCACCTAATGCCAATCTGCCTTGAGCCCAACCAGCGCTTTCCCATCGTCCTCGACAGCGACAAAGACAAGCCGGTTGAATCGCGGCCTACGTTTTTTGTCGTGTCGCTATCGATGCGCGAGCAGATGAAGTTAAGCGCCGGCATGGACGCCGCGCTGAGCCACGACAGCACCGAGGCGATATTCGATGCGACCTGCGAACTGCTCGACAACTATCTCGTCGGCTGGACAAACATGGGACCGCACGACTACTCAGAGGCGAGCGTTACCGATTTTCTTACTCACGGAGAAGCACGCGAACTGCTCCGCAAAATCCTGGGTAACTCGCACGTATCGTTAGAGGAAAAAAAAAGCTAAGGGTTGCTGCCTTAATTCGTCAGGGGAAGCTCTGCCTAACCTGCTCGCACACCTGCAGATCGCTCGCCACACCAGAGGAATCAATAGAGGTCGAGTGTCCTAGTTGCGACGGCGAAGGCTGCGAGCATTGCGACGACGGTAGCTTTGGAATCGACGGTTGCCCCAATGCCTACTGCCGCGATATGGCACCAGCGATCGAGCTAATGGATTTATACGCAAAGGGCTTGCCGCCTGTCGCAGGCGGGACGCTCGATCAAGCAGCGTGGTTTATTCGCGCCGCTCGGTACTCGGAGCATCAGGAAAACTTAATCAAAGCCGAATCGTATAGTGCCTAGCGAATCCGCAAAAGTAATCATCGACGCCGAGGATTTAGCGTCCAAGAAGATCGCAGAAGCTGCGCGCAACGTCGAAGCGAACATTAAGAGCATCAAGGACGTAGGCGGCAAAGCTAAGGCATCCACTGAGTTCATCGGCACGCTCGCGACGACGCTTGGTGGCTCGCAGTTTGGATCTTACGCCGGACAGCTTGCACAGCTCACAGAGCGAGTATCGGCGTTCAGTGAGGTAAGCAAAGCCGGGGGCGCCGGCGCTCTTGCGTTCAAGGCTGGTCTGGCGAGTGTCGTTGCCGTGCTCGCATTCCAGGTCGGTAAGGCGATTGGCGACGTCGTGTTTCAGACTGGCAAGCTGGAGCGTGCGTTTACTCGCACCAAGGAAGCCGCAGCCGAACTGAACGCGGAGCTTGCCAGGGCTCGCGACCAGACGTTTTCGGACCAAAAAGAGGACATCGATTTAATCCGAGATCCTGAAGAAAAGCGGGCTGCACAGGAAGCATTGTTCAAGCAGCTTGATAACGATGTGCAGGGCATAACACAGCAACTCAAAGAATCGACCAAGGCAGCCGACGAATGGGCCGACGCTTGGCAGATTACCGGCAACCGAAAGGCATACGCAGAGGAAGCGCAAAAGCAAGTCGAGATCGACAAGCAGAGGCTTTCGCAGGCTAAGGAAATGCGCGATGAACTGCGGCGGGAGCTGTCAGACCGGAAAGCGATAAACGACCAGATACGCGCCGACAACCAGGCAGCAATCGAAGCCGAGAAGAACGCCGCTGCGGAAAGAATCGCAGCCGAAAAGGCAGCCGACGACGCACGAATATCCGCAGCGAATAAGGCATTCGACGATGCGAGAAAACTCGAGGACATCAAGCAGCGCGAAATTGATCGGCTCGAAGAACAACGCATTCTGCTTGAGCAAGGAGCGGAAGCGGCCAAGGCGTTCTCGCTTGAGCAGCAGGGGCTCGACAAAGCAACCGCTGAAAGGCTGGCTCGCGAGGGCGCGGTGCTCGAAGAACGACGCAAGCAAGCGGAAGAAGAGAAAGCAGGAGGCACCGGCACGCAGCAGGTCGGCACGCAAGCGGTCCAATCGCGACTACTCACTCGAGGCCCAGCCGAGCGTGGCATCGACAAGATCGCCAAGAGCGCCGAGAAGCACACGTCACTGCTCAGCGAAATCAAAGAGGCTCTTGGGAAGCAGCTCAAATCACAACCCGAATTTGAATTGATAAAGTAATGGCGGCTGGTCCAGCTATTGAAATGTGGTCAAAACAATCAGGCACCGCAGAAAGCCCAGACGGTCGCCAACGCATCTTGACGATGCAGAAGGCGTTTACCGTTACGCTTGCCGCTAGCGATCCGCTGGAGGTCTGCTATTCCGCTGCCGGTCTACCGCTGGTAAACGACCTGTACCCTGGGACGTTATTCGTCATTTGCCGCTCGCTTACGCCGCAACGAGTGTCGCCAATTATGGCCGTCGTCACGGCCAGCTACTCTGGCGAAATCGGACCTGGCGAAGGCATCGAGTCGTCGCCAATTGACAACGAGGTAAATATCTCCTGGCGCAACGCAACGACCGACGAAGCCATCGACGAGGACTGGAACGGCAAGCCAATCGTGACGAAAAACGGGGAGCCAATCGAGGGCATAACCGAGCGAATCAGCGATCAAGTTGCAACCATCGACCGCAACTTTGCTTCGATCAATATGTACGCGCTCAGCGCTTATCTGCGGGCTACAAACTCAGACGAGTTTCTTGGTTGGCCGGCCGGTACCGGACGCCTCATGGATTACCAAGCGAACAAGACATTCACCAACGGCATCGGCGGATTCTGGAAGGTATCGGCAACGCTTCAATTCCGCGAACCGTACCGCACGACACCGGACAAAGCATGGTACAAGCGGGTTCGTCATGAGGGTTATTTAGTGCGCGATACTGCGGGCGACGAACCCCACATTGCCTGGGACGAAAAAACCAAAACGCCGGTCACCAAGCCGATATTGCTTACCGAGGACGGCACCCGCGAAACCGATCCCGACAACGCGTACTGGATCGAATTCCAGACGCTCAACTCGCTCCCGTTTTCCACACTAGGATTAATCAGCTAATGGCTAACATCTCCCAGACCGCCGCCAACGTAGCGGTTGGCGCATCGACCACCCCGACGCGGCTCGTTCAATTCGGCGAAGCTGTCACGCAGGGGCAGCCGCTCTACCAGCACACCGATGGCAAGTACTACCAGTGCGATGCAAACGATGGAGTCGCCAAAGCTCTAGCGGCGGTTATCGCACTCACACCTGGAGCTATTGACGGGTACGGGATAGTCGCACTGCCGTCCAGCACTCCCGGTCGATCGCTCGTTAATCTCGGGGCGACGCTCGCCGTCGGCACCGCTTACGCAGTCTCTGCCACCAAGGGAGCTATCGCACCGCTCTCTGACATCGGCAGCGGCGAGTTCGTTACCGTGCTCGGGGTCGCGACAACCACGGCACTGCTGGACTTCCAACCATCGATTAGCAATACCGCGAAGGCGTAGCCAGTGGATCGTCCAGGCGTCTACACTGCCGACACTGCCCGCATCGTATTGGAGACCGTGCGATACTTGCGTGCTAACGGATTCGTGGTTCCGCGCCCCGGTCGTGGATCCCAATTCGTCCCACCCGAAGCGCCAATCTACGTGCGCAACGACAGCGGCGCGGAGATCCCGCCGTTTGCCTGCATGCAGACCAGCGGCGCAGTAGACGCAGGCGGGCAGAACTACATCAAGGTCGTCAAGCCTGTCGACGATACCGGAGCTGCTGGTAGATACCTGTTTAACTCAATCGCCCCCATTGAGATTGGCGGCTATGGCGTTGCCTATGCGGGGCCGCTCGTGCGCATGCTCACCGATGGCTCGACCGTCACTTGTGGCGATTCGTGGCAGCCTGTCGTTGGTTCCTGGTCTGTGACAACGGGCGGCTCGCTATTCACCGCAGCCGGCGCAGATGACATTGACACGAATATCATGCGTGCGTTTATCGGTGCATCTGGTGGCATGGGTCGCATTGAGTTCGAGGTAACATCAGCCACGACAATCAGCGACTCAGGCTCACCCTACGACGGAATGCGGGAGCTTACAGTCACGGTTGTTGGACCATCGTGCAATCGTGCCAGCATGCTCGGAGAAACGGGCGTCAAGGTTTATGAGCATGTCCCGCTGTGCCTTACTGGAGACGAGACCGACGAGGCGTTAGTAGGCCGCAAGGGGTGGGCGTTCGAGGGTGTTTTTCAGGACCAATCCGCCGAAGCTGAGGCTGGCGACCTGACTCCATGCCACTGGGTTCTAGACGGTATTTGCTGCCCACCGTAACAAGGAAATGGATTGCAATGGGTGGAGGAAAACACAACAAAGGCTGCTGCGGGTGTGTTGTCGGTGCTGATAACTTCAATCGCGCCGACGGCTCGCTTGGTGCTGACTGGACCGCAAGCGACACGGCTGCCATCGACGGCAACACAGCCAAGATAACATCGGGCACGATCAAGTACGCGCAAGAGGTCGTCGATCCGCTTGGGTCATTCATCGTCACGTTTGAGACCATAGATTCGGTAGATGGTGACATCTACGATTTCTTTGTTTGGGATGCGTCTGGCACTGTCCTACTAACAGCACGATTCGAGGCTGATGGCACTAGTGGTAATTGGATCATTTCATTGCGTCAAGGTGCAGGTGCCTGGTACTCGGACAACGTTGAAATGATCAGCGGCTGCGGAAC